GGCATGGACCTCGCTTAACGAATAGCGCCGCGCTCGAAGTTCCCCGACGCGCGGCGCGGGAGCCCTGCCCTCCGGTTGCCTCCGAAGGCAGGGCTCCTTTCATCCGGTGAACCCCGGGGCGTTGCTCCCCGTCCCTCCCCGGGGTTCTCCAGATGAAAGGACTTTTCCCTTGGATTTATTTTTGGACCTCGAGACGTTTTCAGACGTCGAGATCAGAAACGGCACGCACCGCTATGTCGAGGGCGCGCTCGAAGTTCTGCTCTCGGTTTGGGCCGTCGACGACGGCGACGTCTCGGTCGCCGAAGGCTGGCCCGCCGAGCTCGACGAGCTGGTGGCCGCGGCCGATCGCGTCGTGATCCACAACTCGAAGTTCGATCGCACCGTTTGCGACGCACTCGAGATCGACATGCCGGTGCACAAAATCCACGACACGCTCGTCCAAGCGCGTAGCCACGGCCTCCCCGGCGGGCTCGGCGCCTTGTGCGAAGTGCTGCGCGTGCCCACCGACAAGGCCAAGGACAAGGCCGGGCGCGAGCTGATCCAGCTCTTTTGCAAGCCCCGCCCGGCAAACTCCGGATTGCGCCGTGCAACGAAAGAAACGCACCCGGATCGGTGGGCGCAGTTCATTGATTACGCGCGGCTCGATATCGTCGCCATGCGCGAAGTCTTCAAACGTATGCCCAAATGGAACTATGGCAACCCGACGCCCCCGAACCAAGCGGTGAGCGAGCGCGAGGTCTGGTTGCTCGATCAAAAGATCAACGACCGGGGTTTTTTGATCGACCTCGATCTCGCCCGCACGGCGATCGACGCGGTGAAAGCCGAGCAGAAAAAGCTCTCGCGCCGCATGAAGCACCTCACCGAGGGCGAGGTCGAGGCCGCAACCCAACGCGACAAGCTACTCAAGCACCTCGTCGGGTTCTTCGGGGTCGACCTGCCCGATATGCAAAAGGGCACGCTCGAGCGGCGCGTCAATGACGAGAACCTCCCCGGCGTCGTGCGCGAGCTGCTCGCGATCCGGCTCGAAGCCTCGGGCACCAGCACGGCTAAATACCAAACGCTCTTAAACGCGACGTCGGCCGACGGTCGGCTGCGCGGGACGCTCGAGTTCTGCGGCGCGGCGCGCACCGGGCGGTGGGCTGGTCGGCTTTTCCAGCCGCAAAATCTCCCCCGGCCGAGGCACTCGCTCGAAGAGATCGAGAACACGATCGACGGGCTCAAGGGTGGCTATGCCGACCTGATCTATACCGACGTGATCGCGCGCGCCTCCTCGGCGATCCGCGGCTCGCTGGTCGCGCCCCCGGGCAAGAAACTGGTCGCGGCCGACTTGTCGAATATCGAAGGCCGTATGCTCGCGTGGCTCGCCGGTGAAGAGTGGAAGCTCCAAGCCTTCCGCGACTTCGACGCGGGCACCGGGCACGACCTCTATAAGCTGGCCTATGCCCGCTCGTTCAACCTCAAGCCCGAGGACGTCACCAAGGACGGTCGGCAGCTCGGCAAGGTGCAAGAGCTCGCGCTCGGCTACCAAGGCGCGGTCGGCGCGTTCTCCAGCATGGCCCGGCTGTACGGCATGGACCTCCCCGAGGACCAAGTGCTCGGGCTGGTGAAGGCGTGGCGCGCAGCCAACTCGCGGATCAAGAGCTTTTGGTACGAGATCGAGCGCACTGCGATCACCGCGATCCAGACCCCGGGCGTCACCCGCGAGGTCGGCAAGGTCCGCCTGCGCCGCGACGGCGCGTGGTTCAAGATCGTCCTCCCGTCGGGCCGGGGGCTTGTTTACCCGAACCCAAAGATCGTCACCGGCAACACTTGCCGCCAATGCGGGGGCACCGGGTTTATCACCGAGAAGCGCACGCTCAAGGAAGAGTGCCCCGCGTGCGAGGGCTCGGGCAAGGTCAACGACGAAAAGCCGAAGATGACCTTTGACGGGATCAACCCCTACACGAAAAAGTGGGGCCGGGTTTACACCTACGGCGGCAAGCTGGTCGAGAATATCACCCAAGCCGCGAGCCGCGACGTCATGGCCGACGCCATGATCCGCGCCGAGGATGCCGGGTACGAGATCGTGCTCACCGTGCACGATGAAATTGTCACCGAGACCCCCGACACCGGGCGCTTTAGCGCCGAGGGGCTCGCTCAAATCATGTCCGCCAACCCGCCTTGGGCCGAAGGTCTGCCGCTCGCGGCCGCCGGGTTCGAGGCATATCGCTACGGGAAAGAATAGTATGAAATTAGATAAGCTCATATCCGCCGCCGCTAAAGCCGCGCACGTCGACCCGGTACTGCTACTCGGCGAGACGACCGACCGCGATATCCTCTCGGCGCGCGCCGCCGCCGTGTACGTCGCGCGTTGGGTGCACCGCCTCCCCCCGCGCGAGATCGCCGCGGCGATCGGGCGGGAGAACAGCTTCGTCAATACGGCGCTCGCCCGGGCAAAGCGCGAGCTCGCCGACGGCAAGAACAACATGGCCGAGCTGATCGCGCTCCTCTCAAAGGGAAAGGCAGCGGCATGATCGAGCTGCGCGTCGAAGATCACTTCAAGCGCCGGGTGAAAGAGACCGGGGGCGAAGTGCGTAAGGTCGTCTGGCCTGCGCGCCGTGGCGCCCCCGATCGCCTTGCCGGGTGGGAGAATGGTCGGCACGGGCTGGTCGAATTGAAGCGCCCCAACGGCAAGGCCGAAAGCCACCAGCTCCGCGAGCACGCACGCCTACGCAAGATCGGCTTCCGCGTCGACGTGCTCGACACGATCGAAGCGGTCGACGCCTATATTGAGGACATGACCCGGTGAGCCAGCTCTTCACGCCTCGCCCCTATCAGCGCTTGATCTCGGGCTTCGAGGTCGAGGCCCCGCGCGCCGGAGTTTGGGCGGGCATGGGCATGGGCAAGACGGTCTCGACGTTGAACGCGATCGACGCGCTTCACTTCTCCGGGGAGCTCACCCGCCCCGCGCTGGTGCTCGCCCCGCTGCGCGTCGCCCAATCGACTTGGCCCGACGAGGCCGCGAAGTGGGCGCACCTCTCGCACCTCGAGGTATTGCCGCTCACGGGCACCCCGGCCGAGCGCAAGGCGAAGCTGCGCCGGGTGAAGACGGGCAAGGTGCCGATCGCGACGATCAACTACGAAAATATTCCTTGGCTGGTCGAAGAGCTCGACGGCGAATGGCCGTTTGGCATTGTGGTCGCCGACGAGAGCACCCGCCTCAAATCGTTCCGCCTTGGCGGCGCGAGCGGCGTGCGGGCGCGCTCCCTCGGCAAGGTCGCCCATGCCAAGACCGATCGGTGGGTGAACCTCACCGGCACGCCGAGCCCGAACGGCTTGGCCGACCTTTGGGGGCAGACTTGGTTCCTCGACGCCGGGGAGGCGTTGGGCCGCACCTACTCCGGTTTTGAGGGGCGCTGGTTCCGCAAAGGGCACAACGGGTTCGGGCTCGAAGCGCTGCCGACGGCTGACCTCCAAATTCACGATCGTATCCGCGATCTTCATATCACCGTCGACCCGGCCGATTGGTTCGACCTCGACGCGCCGATCGAGAACGTGATCCGCGTCGAGCTCCCGGCGAAAGCCCGCCAGCTTTACCGGGATATGGAGCGCGAAATGTTCATGGCGATTGGCGAGAATGAGATCGAGGCGTTCAACGCCGCGAGCCGCACGATTAAATGCCTCCAGCTCGCCAACGGCGCGGCCTATCTCGACGACAAAGGAACGTGGAGCGAAGTCCACGACGCCAAAATACAAGCGCTCGATAGCGTCCTCTCGGAAGCGAACGGCGCGCCAATCTTGGTGGCCTACCATTTCAAGTCGGACCTCGCCCGGCTCCAACGCGCTTTCCCTTTCGGCAAGGTCTTGGACAGTGACCCCCAAACGATCCGCGATTGGAACGCGGGCAAGACCCGGCTGCTCTTCGCGCACCCCGCGTCTGCCGGGCACGGGCTCAACCTCCAAGACGGCGGCAACATATTGGTGTTCTTCGGTCACTGGTGGTCGCTCGAAGAGTTCCAACAAATCATCGAGCGCATTGGTCCGACGCGCCAGAAGCAGGCCGGGCACAACCGCCCGGTGTTCATCCACTATATTGTCGCTGCCGACACTGTTGACGAGATCATCATGGCCCGTCGGGAGAGCAAGCGCAGCGTGCAAGACCTTTTACTCGAAGCCATGAAGAGGAGCGCCGCATGACGGACAACCCTTTCGCCCGCCAAGAGGGCGGCGATCACTATTCTAAACTGCCGATCCAACCCTTTGAATATAGCATGGAGAACCAGCTCGACCCCATGCAGCACACCGTTATCAAATACGTCACGCGCTTCCGCGACAAAAACGGCGTCGAGGACTTGCGCAAGGCAATCCACACTATCGAACTCTTGATCGCTTACGAGGAGAAGCACCGTGCCCACGACTGAACAGCCCTATCAAAAGTTCCTGCCGGTGAACCCCAAGTTCCCTT